TGCTACAGATGTTTCAGAGGAATCATTAGAAGACGGCGGATTAGAAGTCGTTAGAAACGCAGTAATCACTCGTTTAAGTTCGGGCCTAGCAACGGCCACTGACAAAGCGGGGCTATTGGCTGCAAAAGCAGGTTCATCATTAGCAGATACAGGTGAAGGTGGCGCAAACGCTAACTTTACTCTTAACTTTGTTATGTCACCAGAAGCGATGGCATACGCGGCTAAAAGAGAACCATCAGTTAGAATGTGGTATAACCCAGACACAGATGTTCATGAAATGAGAGCAACTGTGAGAAATGGTTTTACAGCATTAAGAGGTAATTTCATTGGTAAGATCTCAACAAGAGATGACAGCAACTTCGCCGCGTCAGCAAACGTCGTAGCACTTGCTAAATCAACTTCTTTGCTTAGAGCACAAAATGCTCCTACAGGCTTAGATGGGTCATATATTGGTGTGATTTCACCTAACTTCGAATTTGCTATTAACGATCAAATCGCTCTAGCAGGTGGAACAACAATCGGATCACTTTCTGATCTAGGTAACAACGCATTGAGAGATGCTTCTATTGCCTTAATCGCAGGTGTAACATTGTTCAGAAGTAACAACTTACCAGACGCATCTTAATAACTGAGGAGATTTTATGGCATTTATAGTCGATGGCGGAGGAAATGTAATTTCATTTGCAGAATACACAGATGTAGTGCAAAAGGATCAACGTCTTTTAGAAAGCAATAACATCAAGATACCTGCGGAATCAGGTTTCGCTGATGTAACAGAATTCATAGAAGATATGTTGGAAAAAAGCACCGCTCGTATATTATTAAAGTTAAAAGCCTCGACATGGTGGCAAGGATATAATGCTTATGTAGGTAATCCCATAAACAACTTAAATGCTTTACCAGATGTAAATCCTAATCTTATAGATCCAGGAAATGCAAACGGCAGAAGAGATACATTTACAGAATTATGTGTTTATCATTCATTCGCACAATATATACTACCGCTAATTGCAGATTTCGGTAATCCTGAAAGTGAAGAAGTATCTAAAATATCATACTACGATGCAAAGTTCAATGATTTATTCAACGAACTAATCAGTATCGCAGATTGGTATGATTATGATAACGATGGCACTATCCAGGCTGACGAAAAGGCTATAACATATATGCGAACCAGACGTTCAAGATCAAGAAGAAGTATAGTGCAGGTTAGATAATGAGTAAGAGAACAGATTTAATCAGTCAAATTACAACTAATTTAAGCGGACATACTTCATATAGTATAAGTGAGGAATTGCCATTCGAATCGGGTGGCATTCCGCTTTATACCAAGAACTTGAATACAGTATATGTGGATGAGCAAGAAATTGCAGTGGAAGAACTATATGACACTCTCGACGGAACAGACATATATGAAACCACAACAACCATAAACGCATATCTGGCTGTTGATGCTAAAAATCAAACAAGTGATATAGATACCGTAATTGCAAATCTATTAATTTCTAGGAACGCAATTACAGGAACGGTAGAAAATACCAGTAACTACGAAACAGAAATAATAGACGATGTAATAACATATACTTTCGAGTATAATTTTACAACCGTATAATAGGAGAAAAATATGGCAGTAATGAATGTAACAGACGGTAGTAAGGTCATCCTCACAGTTATAGATGTGGCTAGTGGTGCTTTAGCAAATGTCCATCCTTCAACAGGAACAAATGGACTACAAATTCCTACAATTCAGGATGTAACATTAAATGCTACACCAGGAACTGTAAGATATTCAACATTAGATAGTAGTGCCTCAAGTGCATTTACTACAACTAACGAAAACAGTCTCAGTATGAATATACTAGTAGATGATAATGTATTCTTTGGTGATGGCGCAAACGCCGTTAACGAAGTTGCTAATGTTGGTTTGCTAGGGTCATCAATTGCTAAGAGTGAAGTTTATTTCTCACTCACATTCGAAGGAACAGGCAGTGGCGCTAACTACGTCACAGGTAAAGGCTTTATCGGTGGATTGGCACCTAGTGCTTCAATCGATCAAGCGGTCTTTATTAGCCCCTTAGAATTGACTATCAATGGAGAAATTACTAAATCAGTAATTTAACACTGTAGGATAATTTACCCGCAATTCAGAGAGCCCTTCGGGGCTCTCACTTTAGGAGAAACATATGGTATATACTAAATTCTTAAGAGGTTTCAATCACAAAGGTGAATGGACTAAAGAAAGCAGAATTATTCGTGTAGAAGAACGCGGAAAAGTGTTCGAAGTAGATATGGATGAATATGCAAAAAAACATGATATTGAATTACCAGATAGTAAATCTGTTAAATCAAGCAAAAAACAAAAACAGATAAATACAGATATAGAGGAAAAAAGTTATGGAGATTTGGAACAAACACTCGATTCAGGAAGTGCTACAGAGCATGGAGATGGAGATAGCGAAAGCACAGAATGAAGTAAGATGTGCTAGAAAAGATGTAGAAAAAGCATCTAATAGATTGGCATTTTGTTTAAGTGCCGTTCATAATTTGAAAGATAGGATAGACAAAGATCAATAGGAGAAAGATATGAAGTTAGCAGAACTATCAAAAAAACCACAACTGGTTAAATTAACAATAAACAATCCAGCATTAGTTGAAAAATATGGCGAAGAACTGGACTTTTACATGTATGACAGACAACCATTACATGTATTCTCACAAATAGCCCAGTCATCTAAAACAGATGATATTGGACAATACCTACAACTACTTTTAGAAACAATCAAAAACGAAGATGGTTCTCCTGTAATGACAGAAGAGCAACTACTTCCGCTTGATTTGATGACAGAAGCAATGAGGTTGATTGGTGAGCATTTGGGAAAGTAACAAGCCATACAATTGATGAAAAGGATGATAACACTCAATTTCTACTATTAGTAGATATATTAGCAACAAGATATAACAAGTTGCCAAGTGAAGTGTTAGGTAAGGCGGATACTTTCGATATGCTAGTATTTGATGTAGCAACAACATATCAAAAGTTTCTACAGAAAAAGGATAACAAGAATTTGAATGTTAAAGATTACGATCCACAACAAATCAAAGAATTAAGTCAGAGATTTTATGGCAAAAGTTAAAATGCAAGTAAATCAAAGAGATTTAAGACAGTTACAAAAGGAAATAAACCATGCTGTTGATGAATCCACTGAAGATACATACGAATTTTACAAAAAAGCCACACCCATCGATGGCGGTAATGCTAGACGTAATACAAAATACAAAGAATTTACTAATAAAGCAGAGATTAGAGGCGATTATCCTTATGCAAAGAGATTAGATGAAGGTTATAGTAGACAAGCACCAAGAGGAATGAGCAAACCTTCACTAAAATATTTAGAAAAAACATTAGACAGAATGTTTAGGAGAATTTGATGGCAGATATCAGAACTAAATTAATAGTAGATACAAAAGATGCTAAAAAAAGTGTAGATGGATTAAAGTCAGCGTTCAAAGGACTATTAGCCGCGGCATCAGTGCAACAATTTGTCAGCCTAGGTGATGAATTTACACAAATAACAAACAGATTAAAATCTGTAAGTTCAAGCAGTGCTGAGGCTTCTAGTGCATTTAATTTAGTTAAAAAAGTTGCGGCAGAAACAAGAAGTGGATTAGGCCCAGTAGCAGATCTATTTACAGACCTGACTATAGCAACAAATGAAATGGGATTAAGTCAACAGCAAGTAGCAGATGTAGCCGGCACATTCTCAAAAGCCTTAAAAATATCTGGTGCAGATGCAAATGCCAGTGCAGGTGCTATTAGACAGTTTGGACAAGCATTAGCAAGTGGTGTGTTAAGAGGTGATGAGTTCAATAGTATAATGGAGGCTAACCCTACCTTTATGCGTAAAGTAGCATCTACATTGAATGTCACTACTGGACAATTAAGAAAAATGGCAGAGCAGGGACTCTTAACATCAGATGTGCTTGTAGCGGCTACACAAGAAATAGGCGATTCAATAGATCAGGATTTTGCAAAAACAGTAAGCACAGTTGGTGAAGCATTCGTGTCACTTAAAAATGCATTTATAGAAATAATAGGCAGAATAGAATCTAACACAGGTGTATTTACAGGTTTAGCAAACACAATACAACATGTAGCAGATAATTTAGATGTATACATTAAATTAGCCGCATTTGCTTTTGGTGTAGCCGCAGTTAAAGGCGTAATGAACTTCGTTAAAGCAATACAAGCCTTACAAATAGTTACAAAAGCACAAGCAGTTGCACAGGCGGCCTTATTAGCATTAAGCGGGCCAGCAGGTTGGGGAATATTAGCCGTTGCCGCAACTGCTACCGCTGGTGCAATATATGGAATTAATACTGCATTAGGTGAAACAGAAGAAGCGGCTAAAGATGCTATAAATGCCTTAGAAGGTGGTGAAAAAGCGGCTAAAGATAACGAAAAAACACAAAGAAAAGTAACTACAGAATTAGAAAAACAAGTAGACGCTAATAAAGATGGTATTTTACAAGCCGCTGAAATAGTTGAATTAAATAAATTACTTCTAGAAGAACAGAAAAAACAAAAAGCACAAGAAGACGAAAGAGCAAGAATACAAGAAAATCAGTATGAAACATTCAAATCTATCACAGGTGAATTAGCATTAGGTAGAGAAGAGTTAGAAACACAATTAGATCTTCAAAATTCGTTATTTGGTAAAAGTGATCAACAAAAAGCACTTATACAGCAAATTGCAGATTTAGAATCACAACGAGCAGATGAGTTAAGAAATCTAAATGATCTTACAATGATAAATGCTGATGATAGATTAGCAAAAGAAAAAGAAATTAATGATGAATACGATGCTAGAACAAAGTTAATCAAAAATCAAGCACAAACACTACAGGATCAAGCATTATCAAATGCTATATCTAGCCTATATGGAGAACAATTAAAGAACTTTACCGCGTTCACAGATGAATTAAGCAGATTACAATATATTAATAGTGGCGTTACACAAGATGAAATCAGAAATTATGATGAACGAATAGCCGCAACAAACGAATATAACAAAAAACGAATAGCATTAAACAAAGAATTCCTGGGTGATCAAATAAACCATGCCATATTATTGAACATGGAATATGATATGATGACTGATGATGAAAAAGAAGCATATGATAAGAGGCTTGAAGCATTAAGTGAATATCAAAACAACTTTCTAGGGTTATTACAACAATTTCAAGTTGAAAGAAAAGATCTAGAAGATGAAGGTCCAAGCACAAAATTCTTAGATGGTTTCAAAGAAGGATTTATAGAATTTGACAAACAAGTTAAAGATAGTGCCTCAGCAGGTAAGAAAATATTTAATACATTAACACAAGGCTGGGAAAATGCAATACTTAACTTCGTAGAAACAGGTAAGTTGTCATTTAAGGATTTATTCAAAACAATGCTACAAGAAGCAGTTAAATTATTTGCAAACAAGGCATTCATGGCATTATTCTCACCAAGTGGTATGTTTGGTGATTTATTTGCAGGCTTCTTTGACAAAGGTGGGCGTATTCCGTTTGGTAAGATTGGTATAACCGGAGAAAGGGGACCTGAGTTTGTTCGTGGTCCTGCTACTGTAACTAGCACCGCAGATACAGCCGCAATGATGGGTGGTAGAACATATGTGACATACAACATAAACGCCGTTGATGCACCCTCATTCCAAGCACTAATAGCCAGAGACCCAGAATTTATATACAATGTAAGCAGAGCAGGTGCTCGTAGGACACCAGCATAGGAGTAGATATGTCGTTACAAACAATTATAGATAACGCAACATTCGTAGAAATAGACAGAAGAGAAATGAGCGGTAGCACACTATCAAGAAGTGGGCATTACAAAACAGCAGACAGAAATGTAAATGTATATTCATTCACCGTGGGTATGCACGAAGGCTTAACATACAGCACTAACAGAGGTGTGTTAGAAGATATCTATTCTACAGGTAGCACAAACGAAGCAAATATAAGTCTCAACAATAATAGTGGTATGAATTATTTAACAGCATATCAAGGAGATATAGCAAGTAATCAAATAAGTCTAATCAATATGGTAGGCAGTTATGGTAGTGAATTATATGTTGATTGTAGTGGCGCAACAGGTAGTGGTAATTTATTTGAAAAAGGTGATTTCATACAACCTAAAGGAAATACTGACACATATAGATATCCATATCAAGTAACAAGTGATGTAGCATTCAGCACAGGCAGTAATGTAACAATACCAGTTCATAGACCCGTGTTAAGTCAAACAGGTGTAGCACTAACAAGTGGTGGTATCAAAGTGGGTAATGATGTAAGATGGCAGGTTAAAATAACAAATCTGCCTAAATTCAGTGTGCAACCATATGACAGAATAGAATTCAGCGATGATTTTGCACTAATTGAGGTAATAAGTTAATGGCAACAGATATTACACCAGTTCAACAGGATCATATATCCAGTTGTCTGCTTATAGATTTACAATTAGATGGTAATGTGTATTATATCTCAAGTGCATACAAACCTGTTACATATAATTCAAATACATATACAGAATTAGGTTCTTTCATATCAATACAACCTTTCGCAGAAGACATCAAAGCAACTAATGGTGATATAAGCATAACACTAAGTGGTATCCCCTCAGAACAAGATTATCTAAGTCTTATACTAACAACTAAAATCAAAGGTGGCACAGTAGATGTATATAGAGGATTTTATGACACTACAACGCATGAATTAGACACAAGTCAAGTGTATAAGAGATTTAGCGGAATCATAACTAATTTCGCCATACAAGAAGAACTAACACCGGGACAAGTATTAACTAATAGTGTAACTGTAACATGTGCAAGTATAAACACACTATTAGAAAACAGAATAACCGGACAAAGAACAAATCCAGCAGATAGAAAAAGATTGTTCCCTAATGATGCAATATTTGACAGAGTGCCAGAACTATATAACATATCATTTGATTTTGGTAAAGAATATGTAGCAGGGGGCGGAGGATATGGTAGAGGCGGCGGAGGCGGCGGCGGAGGCGGAAGCCGTGATAGAACAGATAAGAGGCAAAGGGCATAATGAAAGTAAGATCAGCACAAATCAAAGACTACGATGACATTCGCAGATTAATGATTGATTTTGCAAATTCAAATCCTGTTGAAGATTTACAAAATCCACAATATGATTTTACACACGTCAATAGAGTAATAGACCATATTCTAAAAACAGGATTAGCCATAATAGCAGAAGAACATGGCAGAGTTATAGGTATGCTGTTAGCAACCATACAAGGTGATTTATGGTTACCACATGTTAAAAGAATGACAGAAGTAGCATGGTGGGTAGAAGAACAATTCAGAGGCACTACAGCAGGTGCTAGACTACTTAATCATTATGTTACAATAGGATTAGAACTAAAAGACAAAGGTATAATAAGTTCTTTTACACTAACAACATTAGCAACCACTCCAGAACTCAAATTAGAACAAAGAGGGTGGGAAGCAATAGATTACAACTGGTTATATAGAGGATAAGGCATGGCAGTATTTACAGCGATAGCAACAGCAGTAGGTGGATTCTTAGCCACAGCCGCAGGAGGCTTTCTAGGTAGCACACTGTTAGGCACATATGTTGCATATGGTGTAGGATATGTTGTAGCAGGTGGTATAGCAAGAGCAACAGCAAAAGCATTAGGCTTAGTTCCGGATATACCAGGCCCAGGTAAAGACCCAGGAGTTACACTACAGTTAGCACCAAGCACACAAAACAAAGTAAGTGTGCTATATGGTAAAGCATTCACAAGCGGACCCATATTCGATGCGGCTATAAGCAATCAAAACCAGACAATGACATATTGTATAGCACTCAGTGAAGAAACACAAACAGGAACCTTCACAGTTAGTAATGTGTTCTTAAATGATGCTAGATTAATATTCTCAGGTAATACTGTAACAAGTCATGTAGATCCTAATGCCTCAGCCGCAACAACATATAATGGTAAAGTAAGAGTAAATGTATATGCTGGTGGTAGTGGTAGTGGAGATCAAATATTCCCTACTAGCGGTGCTGTATCAGCCACAAGCATAGTGCCACACTGGGGAGCAAATCACACAGCAAACGCATTGGTATTTGCAGTAGTGCAAATGGATTATGACGCAGAAAATGGACTAACGGCTTTACCAGCAATGACATTCGAAATGCAAAACAGTCTTAAAAATCCAGGTGATGTATTATATGATTACTTAACATCAGATAGATATGGTGCAAAATTAAGCAATACTCTGTTAGATGTCAATAGTATAACAGGCACAGCAAATACTGAAATGAAAGGCTACTGTGACGAATTAGTATCATACACAAATAAATCGAATGTCAGCACAACAAATGCAAGATATGAAATCAATGGTATGATAAGCACATTCAATGACACTAAAACAAACATAGATGAAATATGTCAAGCAAGTGCCACATACTTTACATTCGATGTCAAACAAGGTAAATTTAGAGCAGTTCCTAACAGAGCAATATCTACAGCAGAAAAGGCTAATTGTCTAGTATATAATGATGATAACATAGTAAGTAAGATAGATATAAGTTCAACAGAATTATATTCATTATACAATGGTGTAGAAGTAGAATTTGCAGATCAAAACAGAAAAGATCAAACAAACACCATACTGTTAGAAACACCAGCAGGCGATAGAAACGCAAACGAACCAGACAATGTGCTACAATATAGAATTAATCTAATCAATGACAACATTCGTGCAGAAAGATTAGCAAACATAGACTTAAATCAAAGTAGATTAGCAACAGCAATACAATTTGTCAGCGATTTCTCAGGCATACAAACAGATGTAGGTGATGTAATCAAAATCACAAACACATTATATGGCTGGAATGAAAAGTTATTCCGTGTGTTAAGAGTAACAGAACAACAAGATGACACAGGTATGGTTACAGCACAAATAACAGCATTAGAATATAGTGATGATGTATATGGTAATCCTGCAGTCACAGAAACACCGGATTTAGGTTTAATAGATTTACCAAGAATACCTACTATCAAACATATCCCTATAATAGAAGCATTCACAGGCAATTATGGTAATTTAACAGCATTACCTAATGTATATGGTAATATAATAACTAAAGAAAGTATGTATAATTTAGGATCAGGCACACTTATAGTGGATTCACCAAGTCCAAGTGCCACAAATAACACAACAACCTTTCAAAATCTAATCACCACAAGAGAAATAGATTTAGCAAATGTAGATCCAGGCGATTATTCATTCGTGGCATTGGCACAACCATATGGACAAGTTGATGCTAATGTAGGCGGATTCAATTTTGGATTCATAGCAAATGTAAATGTAGCATTATCTAATGGTAGCGTAGATTTCTATTCATTCGGTGGCACAGGATTCAAAACAGATTTCAATTTAGTAGATGCTGTTAAAGATATAACAATACCAGAAACAGCAGTCAGTGGTAATGTGTTATTACAAGGTTATAATGATGCATTAGACACAGCAGGTAGCCATGGATATGGACAAATGAAATATGATTTCTATAGATTAACAAAAGGTGATGAGGGTATATAATGAAAAGAATATTATATAATAATATCACAGGAAAAATAGAAAGTTGCGTTAAAATGAGCGACAAAAGTCTGCAAATGACATTGGATAACAATACGCAAATCAGCAGTATGAATGGCATATGCGATCCTGACAAATACAAAGTAAATGTAAGTGTAGATCCTCATATATTAGAATTATTACCAGCACCAAGTATAGATGTAAATGCTGAAATAAGAACAAGAAGAAATAGAAGATTACAAGCATGTGATTGGACACAAGGTGCGGATTCACCTTTAACAGATGCAAAAAAGGCAGAATGGGCTACATATAGACAAGCCCTTAGAGATATAACAAACAATTATAATGATGGCACATGTTCGTGCTGGAGAGATGTTAATTGGCCAAGTGTTCCGGAGTAAGCAATGAGTAGATATAGTAGATGGGGATATTTCACAAACAGAAGAAGAAGAGGATTAAGTGTTCCTACTTCTGCTCCTGTGGTAAATGTATCAGAATCTTCTAATCAAACAGCAGTAGTATACACAATTACCACAAATGTAACAACAGAACCTAATGTGTATTACACAATGACAGGTAATATTGCAACATCAGATTTTACAGATAGTGCTACAGACGGTAATATAACTTTAGATGCATTTGGTAATGCTACACTAATCAAAACAATCACAAGTAATGTAAATGTAGGCGAAAACAAAGATTTTGCTATACAAATAACCACAAATGCAGAATCTAATAATATAATATATGCCGGAAATACTCATACTTTTATTAGTCAAGTTCCTTTCACAGCAACAGGCGGTAATGTTGCAACATATACAGAAAATAATGTCTCATATAAAGTTCATTGTTTGAATGCAAACACATATACTAGTTTAAGTTTAATACCATTTAGTTTTCCTGACACATCTTACGCTCCTAAACCGCATATAGGTAATTTAGTAGTCACAAATACCGGTGCTAATGCAAATGCAATAATAGAAGTATTATTAGTTGGGGGTGGTGGTAGAAGTGGAGAAAACCATCCATATATAGTAGGATCTGGTGGTGGCGGTGGAGGCGCCGTTGATTTGAAAACCTATACAGCAAGTAGTTTTGCTAATACAACTTATACAGCAACGATTGGTGTTGGAGGTTGGAAATATGTAAATGATGGTGTTGCAAATACATTAATTCTAGATACAATAACATCGGGTAATGTGTTAGTTCCTCCAGGATCTTCTTACGAAGAACTGGCAACACCTACATATTTTAGGTTAGATTCTGCCGCGGCAGGTAGCCCAGGTGGAGATGCATTCCCACCATGGACAGGTAACGCAGGTTCTCCATTACCTTATTATACAGCAGGTAGTGGCGGCAACGGCGGTGCTGGCTATTACACATATGGAACCGGTGGTGGTGGCGGTGGAGGCTCCGCTGAATCAGGCCCCTATATAGGGAATAATGGGGCCGCTGGTAGTGGTGGAACAGGTGCTACAGCAGGCGTCTATAACCAAGCAGGTAATGGTGGAACAAACGATCAAACACTGAAAAATTGGTGGGCTCAAGCATATGGTAGTGCTAATGTATATCTATTCGGAGCATATCAAGAAACAATACCAGGCAATGCTTTCTCAACAGCAAATGTTATATTTGGTAATGGTGGAGCAGGCTCGGCACCTCAAAATCAAAGTCACGAAAGTGGAGTTAAAGGAGGATTAGGTAATGCTCATGTGTTTGGAGATGGTAGTGAATATGTTAATACATATAAGAAACCGGTAGATGCCGATGCACATTGGGTAACCGGTGGATATGCTTTAGAGACTGGAGACGGTGGCAATGGATTCGATAGAACATCTCTTGATTCAGGTTTGCAAGGCACAGTTCAAGTTAGATATGAAACCTTCGATCCCTATAGATTTCTGGCATAATCATACAATTTAGATAAATATAAGATAACGGCTAATATGCCTCAGTGTGTTAGCAAGTTCCTTTAGGAGACGAATATGAGCGGACGACTTTTAGACTTTAAGTCATACATAGGTGGAGCAGATAATGTCCAAGTTATCGAAATGTTCCCTTCAACACAAAAAACCTTTACATACGATTATGGTGCTAATGTAAGTGCATATACATTTGAAGCAGATTATCAAACACTGGTGTTAGATACTGTGACATACGATAGGACAACAGGTGATCCTAATTTTACAGATTCTAGTGTAGTAGGTTATTTTGCTAATGCAGAAATAGGAGCCGCAAATATCGTCACAACAGATGCCGCAAGTGGTTTGATTAAATTCACTATACCAAGTCAAAGATACACAGGTAATATAATACCTAGTGCAAGAGCAAATGTGGCAGTAACCGTGGTAGGATTCAAATGGACTGATACAACAACCACACCTAATCAAACAGATAGCCATAGATGGGCTGTAATAGAACGATATGAACCAGATGTAACTCCAGGTAATCCACGCGATGAAGCAGGATTTATCACATTATAGGAGTAAGATATGGCAAATGTAACAGTAACTTCATCGCTTAGTAATATAAGTGTCAATACAACTACAGATACCGTAACAGTAGGATCTACTCTAAGTAATGTTGTAGTAGGCGAATCCTTCATACAACAGATTTCAGAAATATTAATAGATAATGGCACACAAAGCGGAAATATAACATTAGACTTAAATGCAGGTAGAATGCATACCGTTACATTGGATGGTGATGTAACAGGTTTAACACTGGCTAATATAGCCGCGGGCAGAAGTGTAACAATTATTCTAACACAAGATGGCTTAGGTGGTAGAAATCTAGATACTACTACATATCCTTCAAATTGGGTAGGATGGGATTTCGCAAATGATTTCTCAACCTTAGACACAACAGGGGGCAACTGGAGTGTTATAAGTGTTATGTATGATGGCACAACATATTATGCCAGTTTAGTAGTAGATTCTGCTATTCTCATACAAAATTCAGAATTAGCAAACAGCAATGTAGTATTAAATGGTATCACAGTTAATCTAGGTGATTCGGCTATATTACCTTCTAATTTAACACTTAATAATACAGATCAATTAGCAGAAGGTAATATCAATTTATATTTTACAAATGGAAGAGCAAGAGCGGCTATAAGTGCAAATGATACAGGTGGAGATGGATCATTAAGTTATAGTAGCGGAACAGGTGTAATAACATACACAGGACCTAATCAAGATGAAGCAAATGTTAGGATTGACAATGCTCCTGCTAATGTAAGAGCACACTTCAGTGCAAATACAAGCACAATAGATTATAATAGTTCAACAGGAGTGTTTGATTGGCCTACTAGTGTTACACATCAAGGTAATATAAATCTAAATGCAGAAAACAAAAACACTCAAGGTATAACATTAAATGGAACTAAATTAATAGTAAATGATCGTGGAACAGGAGATACATCATTATCAAATTCAACATTAACAATATCTAACTATCTAAGTGGAGGTGGTATCAGTGTAGGTGTTGACGGAACTAGCGGAGGAACATTCTATCTAAAAGGTAATGCTACACAACATGATGCATTCGAATCAAATGCCACAAGCAGAGTCACATTATGGCAATTCGAAGGTGCCACAAGAATACAAGGACCCACAGACTTAAATACAGGTGTATGGCCTAGTCCTTTAGTAACACCGACAGCATTTAATTCAAATGCTACCATAAGTGGATTTGATATTAAATCGCGATATATAGATATCATAGGTGATTTAACAATGTCAGGTAATGGTGATATTACAACAACAACAGGTAATATCACAGCAGGAACAATAATAACAGATACAATATCACCTGCTTCAGCAGTAAATGTCACTATATCAAGTAATTTAGTAGTTCAAGGCAATATGGAAGTTGCAGGAAACATAGATTATGTAAATGTAGAAGATTTGCTTGTAAATGACAATGAAATCACCCTAAATTATGGAAATGCTGCCGCAAGAGATGCCTTTATATATATCGATAGAAGTGGTAGTGCATTATCTAACACATTCTTAAAATGGAATGAAACAGATGACAAATGGCAGTATTCTAATGATGGTGCTACAGCATATAACTTAATCAATTTAACAGATTTAAGTGTATCGACAGCAACAGCAAGTGGTAATGGAACATTATCATATTCTAATACCACAGGTGTATTCACATTTACACCAGCAGACACAAGTCTAGCAACAAAAACAACTGATGACTTAGCAGAAGGTAGCACAAACGAATATTATACCACTGACAAAGCAAATTCAGCCATACTGAATTATAGTGGCGATATCAGCAGAATGTATCAAGCAAACATCAGCAGAATAAGTGTTGGTGGTGCTAACATAGACTTAGACAGTGCTCTGCTTACATTCCCAGATTTACAATTTTACGCTGATACAAGTGGCGAAAGATACTTTATAGGTGCTCAGTTAAGTGCCGCCACAAACACAGGTGTCACAGATGCTTATGT